AATCCCTCAAGAAATTACCGGAATTCTGCCAACTTCGGTTAAGCGGCGCCCTCTGCTGGACCCCGCTTAATTCCGCTTAATTCTGTGTGTTTGTCCCGGTTTTTGTCCCGGTCTGGTCTGTCACGAACTGGTCCAGCTTGCGGCGCTCGGCACCATGGTCTGCGCCAACGATCCACTTGCTGTAGACGCGAAAGAACATTTCGACAGAATGGCCCATCTGGCTTGCCGCCCAGGCCGGCCGCAGACCAGCCATCAGGCAAATGGTAGCGAACGAATGCCGCGTTTGGCGCGCATCTCGTTTTCTCAATCCGCTGGCGGCCATGGCGGGCCGCCACCAGGCATCCAGCGGGGTGTCTGTGCCTGGCATAGCCTGGCCGTAGTCATCCGTGAACACTCGCTCGCTGTCTGTGTCTCGCTTCAGCTGCCGCTGCAGGGCGGCCAGTGCCCGCGCCGGTAGCTCAATGTCTCGCGTGTTTCCGGTTTTGGTGCCCTTGACCTGGCCGCGCGTCAGTGCCTGGTCTATCCGCACCACGCTGCGGCGCATGTTGACATTGTCACGTCGCAGTGCGATCTGCTCAGACGGCCGCAGCCCAGAGAAAAAGGCGAATTCGTAGTAGTCGCGTGGCTTGCCTTCGGGGAAGCAGGCCAGCAGCTGCTCGACCTCTGCCAGCGTGAAGGGGTCCGGCTCAGGCTTTTGACGGCGGCGCATTTCGACCAGCTCGTGCAACGGCTCACGCAGCATGCCGGCCTTGCTGCCGTACTCGAATATTTGCCGAATCACGGTGGCGATGTTGTTGAAGGTCTTGGGGTTAGCCGGCAGGGCCGATAGCAGCAGCTTTGTTTTACGGAAATCGAATTCAGCCAGCGCCATGTCGTTCCACCTCTCAAAGTGGTAGCTGTCCAGGGTCTGCTGGTAGTGGTGGGCGGTGCTGTGCTGAATATCTGGCGCCTTGATCTTCAGCCATTCCTGCGCCAGGTCTTGGAACCGCATGGACGGTACATCCCGCTTCACGCGCGGGCTGTCTGGGAAGTATTCGGCGAGCACGAACGTGCCCCTTTCGATCTTGCCCAGGATTTCGCCACGTAGCTTTTCAGCGTAGCGGATATTGGTCGGGGTGGGCGGCAGCTGCAGCCGCTCCCGCCCATACCCCTCGGTGCGCAGGTCGATCTGCAAATGCGCGTCCCTGATGACTACGCCGGAACCAGATTTTGTTGTTGCTCGTGGCATGTTGCTGATGCTTTGCGCCGGCCGCGCCGGCTTTGGATGCTAGGACGCTTGTCGATGAAGGCATAGAGGGCCTGCATGTCGATGAGCTTTCGCCCGTCGAACCACTTCCAGACAGTGCCCTCTGGCCATTCGCCAGATAGCCCCGTGCGCTCATCAAAAAACGTGTCGGGCAGGCCTGTTTCGTCAGAAGCCTTTTTCACTGTGACCCAGCGTTTCATGGAAATACCTCCTCAACTTGTGGCGCCACAGGCTCGATGGCATCGGCCCGGATGGTGCCGGCCAGGATGCACGCGGCCAGTTGGTGCGCGCCGTCGAACACCTGGGCGGCTATATCGCCGTTTTCGACCAGCAGATCGGCGGACAGGTCCGCAGCCGTTGCCAGCTGCGCGGCCCATGCCGAGCCCCAGCGGTCGCCATCGCAGGCCATCTGCACCACGACGGCCAGGGAGTGGTGCAGGCCGTGGGCGTTGCGCGCTTCGGGTGGCAGGCGGGCCGCCACTTCGGCGCCGATTCCCACCAGCTTGGCCAGGTATGCCAGGAGCTCCCGCTGCTCGCTGCCGTGGCTGGCCATCAGCATGGCCACTGACTTTTCGCGCAGCTCGCGGGCCATGGCACGCATGGCGCTGCCGCGCCAGATGGGCGCGCTGTGGGGGTTGTAGTGCTTGCGCTTTGTGTGCTTTTTCATGCAGTGGTCCCCATGGCCAGCCCCAAGGCAATAGGCCGCACCCATACCGGCTGCGCCGAGAGGATGAACGTTTCGCCGCTCAACGCGAGCAGCAGCGTTTCGCCCATGACGTGGGCGATGGCTTCGCCGGCCTCGCTGGGCACGGCATTGCCGATGCGCTCGCGCTTGGCCTGGTCGCTGGTGCCGTCCAGTTCCAGCAGCTCGTCGGGTTCGACCAGGCTCTGCAGGTGCGCCAGCTCCAGGGTGGTGAAAGGGCGGTGCCATGTGCCGTCCTCGGACACGATGCGGCACACGAGCTTGTCAGCAGCTGCCGGCATGCGCGGATCGGCCACGCTCCAGCGGCCGTTGTCGTGGCATGCCGCGCCGCTGACGGCGCCGGCCTGGCTGTCCCAGGGCACCACGCCGTAGTGGCCGCCCGTGGTGTACGCGGCGCGCTCGGCGTCCATGCCGCTGCGCGGGTCGGCCACGGCAAACGCGCCCTGGCCGGTGGTGCTTCCGCTGATGACGGTGCCGGCGTGCGTGCCGTAGGGCGTCACGGCGTACTTGCCGAAGCTGGGGCCATCGCGGCGCGGATCTGCCACGGCTTGGCCGGTGCCGTGGGCACTGGTCACGGCCATGGCGGCACGGTCCCAGCGCACCACGCGGTACTCGTTCGAGTGCTTGGCGGGGCCGTGGTGGCGCGGGTCGGCCACGCTGTATGCACCCTGGCCAGGGCCTTGCTGGCCGGCCACGGTGCCCATGCTGGCATCCCAGCAGCGCACGCCGTAGGCCTGGCCATCCGACCACAGGGCCGACTGCTCAAATCGCGGATCTGCCACCGCGAAATTGCCGCAGCTCGGCCGGCCCTTGCCGGTCACGGTGGAGCCGTGCCGCGTCCAGTCCTGCACGCCCAGCATGCCGGCGTGCATCTCGGGCACGATCAGATAGTCCCGCAGCGTGCCGTCCTCGATGGCCAGCCGGTTGAGGCTGCGCCAGTCGCTGCCGGCCTGCACGAAAGCCAGGCGCACCCACGTTTTCCATTGCAGGCTGGGCACGCGGTGCATGGGGCCGGCGCGCAGGTCGCCGGGCAGGAGCATGCGGCCCAGCACGTCGCCCACGGCGCGCAGCGGCTTGCTGCGGGGCTGGTAGAGGAACGAGGGCACTTTTTCGGCGTGGCGGGCCACCAGCAGGAAGCGGCGGCGGCTCTGCGCCAGTCCACCGATTTCGCCGCAGTCGTGCGTCGTCTCGGCCACGGCGTAGCCGTAGGCGCGCAGCAGGGCCACGATCTGGTCCAGCAGGTGCCGGCCGCGCGTGGCGATGCGCGGCACGTTCTCAAAAATCACCAGCTCGGGCGGGTCATCGCTCCAGGCCTCCAGCATCAGCCACACGCCGCGCAGCGTCAGGCGGTTGAGGGCCTGGTACTTGTCGGTCTTGCTTTTGCCCTCGGACAGCAGGCCGCTGAATCCCTTGCAGGGAGCGGACAGAAACACGATGTTCGGCCGTTCGCCGCCAGCTGCGCGCTGGATATCCGCGGCTGTGGCTTCGCGCCAGTCCGTTGGCGGCTCGGCGCCGTGGAATGTGCGGTATTGCTCGCGGTCGAACAGGTCCAGCACGGTGCCGGGCACGCCGGCCAGGCGGCCGAAGTCGCGGATGCTGGCCGGGTCCACGTCGATGCCGCCCAGGCAGCGGAATTTCGCCTGCAGGTTGCCCACTCGGGGGCTGGCGCGGTTGAAACCACGCGCGCCGCCGCCCAGGCCGCAGAACAGATGAAAGTGGCGGATTTCCACGGGGGTGGTGGTTTGCATGGTCATGCTCCCTTGGCCTCTGCCTGGGCTGCGTCGATTGCTGCGCGAAGATTGCTTTTGCGCTCACCAAGGAAATGCCTGCGCATGAAACGCCAGCCTTTTTCAAGCACCTGCCCATCTTCAGCGTGCAGCACATAGTCAAAGCTGATGCCTGTTGGCGACTGCTTTGCTTGCTCCTCCAGCCAATCTAGGCGCGCAGCATCAAGCGCATCCACTGCAGGCGCAGCAGGTGCTGCCGCATCGGCGCCAACGGTCCGCCCATCTCGGAACCCACGCCCGTAGGCAACGCCGTCGAACTGGATGCCAGCGCTGTCGCATGCGCTTACCCAATGCTCTGCAGCCTCGGCATCGTCAGGAGCTTCAGGCGGGCCATCAGCGGGCGCAGCAGGTGCCTGGGGCGCTGCCGCCAACATGGCGGCCCAGTCAGCACGAGCCGAGTGGAATCGTCCGCCCACCCGCACATAGGCGTCCAGCATTTCGCGCGTTGGCTCGACAGGCACCGGCCTCCAGCCACCGGGCACGCTCGCAGGAGCTGCAGGTGCCCCCACGGCGGGCGTGGCTGGTTGCTGGTCGAACATCCCCCAGGATTGAGCGGCGCCGTGCAGTGCGGCCAGCCACTCCGGTTCGGCGGCAATTGCTCCACTGTCGGGGCGATAGGCGCAGGCCTTCACGAGCTGCAGCCGGTCCACGATCTCGCTCAGGAGCCAGCGCATTTTTATCTCGGCGGCACGCGCCTGGTGAGGGATGGGCTCGATGCGAATGCCACGGCGGTCAGCAGTGGTCAGCTGTACTTTGAGTTTGGCCAAGTCGGCGGGCTCTAGGTCGATGTTGCAGACCATGGCGCCGCCGATGTAGGCCATCGTCTCCAGCTCGGCCGCGTGCCAGGCTGCAGCCCACAAGGCCAGGTACTCCATGGGGGCCGCTTTGGTATCGCGCGATTCCCGGCCGAAGCGGATATCGAAGGCCCTCCGCATGGCAATGGTCCGGCCATCGGCCGGCTGGTCCAGCGCAACGCCCGACACGCGGTCTGCCGCGCGCTGCAGCGCGTCGATGGTGGATGACAGCTCGCGTTGCTGCTCCAGTAGCACCTCGTCGCCGGGCTGGCGTTCGAGGTGCGCCAGGACTTGCACCAGCTCTTCGTGGTGCTGCTCGATCAGCACGGGCAGCGGCGGCGCCATGCAGGTGATGACCACGCCGAATCCCTGGCCGTGCTTTTCCCGCAGCGCCCGAATGAGTTCTGGAGCGACTTCGCTTTCTTGGATGTAGACGATTTGCATGGCTCAGGCCTCCAGGCGTTCAACGCGCAGCACGGGGCGGCCGGTGGCCAGGTGCGCCAGATTGATGGCCGCGCTGGCGGTGGGCGCGCTCAGGTTGTGGGTGGGGAGCAGGCCGGCGTCGGCCAGTTGCTCCAGCTCGGCGGCCTCGATGTGCGCCGGAATGATGGTGGCGCGATAGGTACGCATGGCGGTGGTGGCGTGTTGCATGGTGGTTCTCGGGGTGGTTGGTGGTTGCGGGGTCAGCCGACCAGGCGCAGCTGGGCGGGGTTGGTGGTCGGGGATCGCGGCGCGGGGCTTGCGTTGGCGGCGCGGCTTCGCGGCGGCCAGGCGCTCGCGCTCGGCCGCGAAGACCTTGGCCAAGTGGTCAGGCGCCATGTGCTCGCTGTGCACGTAGTCGCCATTGATGGAACGGGCCCAGCAGTGCACGCGGGGCTCGGTGCGGCGGGCGGCGAGGGTGATTTCGGGCATGGGGTGGCCTCCTTTGCGGGATCAGCGGGAAAAAACGGGGGAAGGGGTGGCGGCGGCGGGCCGGTAGAGCACCGAATCGGGGCTGCTGGGACTGCTCCAGTCCTCTGCCTCGTGTCGGCCGCGCCCGAAAAGGGCTCGCAGCGTCTCGCCGCGCAGGCGGGCCGTACAGTTATTGAAACCAGTCCAAGGGCGCGCCAGCGGCGCGCGGTCAGCGCCCATCGCAAGCGCTTTGCCGCTATCGGCATCCGTGCACGTTGCGGGGTCGAAAGTCTCGGTTTCCTTGGCCACGCTGCGCCATGAAATGCGGCGCGACACCAGCCAGCGGCCGGCGCGGGTTTCAAGGCCCACCACGCGGCCCTGGCCCGGGGCAATCTCTTCGCCGTACTGGTTCACGGCGCCGGCCGGCACGGGGCGGCGTGCAATGCTCAGGTGCCAGCGGCCACGGCCCACGCAGTGGCCGCCCATGGCCTCCATGTAGCGGCGCCAATCGGCCTTGATGTCCTCGCTGTGCTTGTGGCATGCGCCCCAGGCCTGCCAGGTGGCGCGGTCGCCGTCCAGGCGCATGGTTTCGATCTGGTCTTTGCCCACGCGGCGCAGCTCGCGCCACACGCACACGCTGGGCATGCCAATGGCTTGGAACTGGCGAATGCCCCAGCACGCGGCCCAGGCGTCTACGCGGCGGTGGCCGGGCATATCACCCTGCTCCACGTCCCACAGCTGGCCCTGCACCACATCGAGGTGGTCAGCCAGGGCCGCATGGCCCACGCTCTTGGCGATGTACTTGGCCACATAGCCGGCCGCGCCGCCCGTGGTCATTCGCTTGACGTTGATTCGATTCTTGGCCGCGCCGCGTTCGTCGCCATCGTCTGCCAGCCATTTATCCCGAATGACCTGCTCCACGCGCTGGGCTGCGGCCTCATGCTCAGCCCAGACCAGGGCGTGCCAGTGGGGCGTGGCGTCGTGATGGGGCTCGGCCACGCGGATGCCGTACATGCGCACGCCGTCGCGGTCCAGCTGCGAGCGCACGCGCTCCCACTTGTTGCGCAGCCACAGCTGCGCATCGCGCGGGGTGCTCACGCCGTCATAGCGGGGATTGGGGCGGGGCCGGCCGCCGCTGCCCAGCGTCACGGCGTGGAAACGGCTGGGCGCTGTCAGCGTCAGGAACAGGCCCACATGATTGCGGGCGTCTGCATATTCCTCGGCGCCACGGATGCGCGTCATCAGCTCGCCGCCGCGAATCACCGGGTTGGACGGGGACAGGGCCGCCAGCTCGGCCAGGGTGAAGACCTGCCCGGCCTCGTTTTTGAACAGCGAGCGCTCCAGCGCCTTGGCGTTGCGCTCCACCTGCGCCGTGCGGCGGCGCACTGTGGCATTGCTGGCATAGCCGCCCGCAAAGCGGTTGACCACGCCCAGCTTGACGGCGCCGGCCTCCACCGTGCGCGTCACATGCTTGCGCAGCAGGCGCCGCCACCAGGCCGAATCCATGGCACGCCGAATGGCGGGCTCACCCACCAGCGGCGCGGACTCCTGCACGCCCATCATGCGCAGCATCAGCCGCACCAGGTCCACGCGCGCCGGCAGGTCCATGGCCTGGGCCTGGGCGCCCGAATCCAGCTCGGCCACCTCTTCGGCCAGGCGCTTTGCCATGGCGCATATCTCGTAGTCGCTCAGATTCCACTCGGCCGCATTGCCGTGGCGCGCTGCAAAGTCGTCAATGGCCACCAGCGCGTCGAAGCACGCCGCCCACTCGGGCAGATCGCCCGCGCCCAGCTTGCCCAGGCCCATGGCGCGGATGGGCTGCAGCCACTGCGGCGGCAATGCCTTCTCCAGCGCCTGCATGGCGGCTTGCACCATGTGCGGGCGGGGCTTGTGGCGCTCCCATTCCTGCTGCGACGCAGTGCGCAGGCGGCGGCCGGTGGGCTTGGCGTTGAGCAGCGCGGACATGGCTAGTTCCGCAGGGTGAGCGAGCGCAGCCCGGCCATCTCATCAGCCAGATAGCGAATCTGCGCCTTGATCGCGGCGCGCTCGGGCGGTGGCAGCTCGCGCCATTCGCGGCGGGCCAGCTCTTCCAGCTCGCCCTCGATGCCCGCCAGCAGCAGCACCGACATGCGAATGCTGATGTGCAGCGTGGACCACTCGCGCGCCTCGGCATCGCTCCAGCGGCCATTGCTGGCGCGGTACACGGCATCGTCTTTCAGGCGGCGCAGATGCTCGCGGCACTCTGCGGGGGTCATGCGGGCAATGTGCGGCGCCACGGGCGGCGCTGGCAGGCGATGCAGCACGGGCGCCAGGGAAGGCGCAGCGTTGTGCACGCCCACCCACTGCAGGAATTGCGGTGCGGAGATTTCGGACAGGTTCACCGCGCACCCCCGTTCACGCGCACGGCGGTCAGGAACCAGGGCAGGCCGTAGATGCGTTCCACGGCGGCCTGGGCGGCTGCGCGGTTGGCGGCGCTGAGCACCAGGCGGCGGCGCACATGCAGCGCGTCCACATGGGTGATGGCGTATTGGCTCATGCTGCACCACCCTTGTCCATGGCGTTGATGCCACGCGCAAACTCGGCCGCTTCCATGAGAGCCCGGGCCAGCTCCTCCGCTGCGTCTGGCGTCAGGTCGCCCGTAGCCATTTCCGAGCCACCGCAGAAGCCCTGCAACATGTACATGTTGAGTGCCACCACGGCCGAATCAGTGGCGCGTAACCGTTCAGCAAACACGCGGTAGCTGACGCCCGCCCTGGCCGCATCAATGAAACCCTCTGTCATCTGCACTCGGCAGTCCCATTCAGGGGCATCCTGATGGGCCGCCAGGCTGCGAATGGATCGGGCCTTGCAGCCCGCGTCATGCAGCCCTTGCCACAAGCAGGCGAGCGCGTTGCCGTCCAGGCGCATCTGCATGGCATAGTCTCCGCCGCCAATGGCCAGCAAGACCTTTGCACCAGATACATCCTCGCCATCAGGCAGACACGAGTACACGGCCACGTCTTTGCCATCCATGGCCCCGCTGCCATGCTCTTGCCAATGGCCAAATCCATCCTTTGGCCACATTTCGGGGAGGTGTGCACTGCTCATGCCGCACCCCCTTGCGCCCCGGCCGCAGCAGCGCGCGGGTCCACGTAGAACGCCAGGTGCAGGCCGCCCAGGTCCAGCTCCACGGCAAAGCCGCCATCCTTGAATGCGGCCCTGTTGCGGGCCTTGCCGCCCATGCCCATCAGGGCCTGCAGCATGCGGCCGTTGCGGGCGCGGTCCTGGCCGCCGTGAATGAACAGGCCGCCGATGTTGGCGCACTCGTGGCCGCTCACGTCCACGCCAGCAGCGCGCAGCGCGGGCAGGTGCTGCTGCAGCCGCTGCAGGTCGCTGGCGAGGCCGTCAATTTCCTTGAGCCGCGCAGCGTGCCGGGTGTGCTCGGCCCGCAGGGCCTCATCCACCAGGGTGATCTGCTGCGCGGGCCGGGGCCTGCGGAGTTCAAAGAATTGCATTGCGTCCTCTCGGGGTTGCGTTTTTCAGGGTGAGCACGTCCCGCAGGGCCTTCTTTCAGGCTCCACAGGGCAGGGGGAACGGGGTAGGTGGGTGGGGCTCTAGGCCCCGGGGTCAGTCCGCTGGCGGACTGGTGCCGAACAGCTCCAGGGTCACAGGGGCGGTCTGCGTGGTGCGGTAGTCAGAGGGCTGGGCGCACGCCAGCTGCTCGCGCATCAGATCGCGGCGCACATGGGTGCTCAGGGGCAGGCGCACCGTGGGGTTGGGCGTGGCGCTGGGGCTCAGGGTGCGCGTGATTTCCATCGTTGCGCTGAACGTGTGGCCGCACTCGAAATTCGTGCAGGCGAAGGCGTACTCGCGCGTCAGGTTCGTGACCTGGTTGCTGCGGCGGATGGTGGCCGGGCTCTCGCAGTGCGGGCAGGGGATGCGGTGGAATTCGGATTTCAGGCGCGGGCCTGCGTCCTGGGCCTGCGTGTCGGCGGTTGTTTCCGGCTTGGACAGGTTGTTACAGCCTTGCGCGCCTTTTCGTACACCGGGGCGCGCCTTGGGGGCGGCCTTGCCGGCCCGGTGGCTTACAGCCAGGGCGGCCTTGGTGAATCCAAGATTCGGCTGCGTGCCGAGCAGGGGCTGGAAGGGGTTTGGAGCTTCCCGTGCCATGGCTGTGCCTTAGACGCGGTCGCCGGTAGCGTTGCTGTCGGTGGCGCGTGTGGTGAGCCTTGCCACGGCGCCGAGTTCGATGCGCCCCAGGTGCTCATACAACTCCATGCCCATCAAGTGGATCATGCGAGCGAAATTGCTCTGGCTGCGGCCTTCGTGGGATGCGCCACCTTGCACCGCGTGGCGCTCACCATTTGTGAGCCGCAGAGCAATTTGCTTGTCATGCACAAGTGGCTCGACCGTGGCCGAGCGGTGGCGGGTCTGGTGCGCTGGGGTGGTCATGTAGTATTTGGATCTAGGTTGTTACAAGGTGGCTCGATTTTTATCGACGAATGTCGAGTTGTCAACAGGAAAGTATCGGCGCATGTCGAATTTTTGCGAGAGGCTGAAAGAAGCCCGCAAGCATCTCAAGCTGAATCAGGGGGCTTTTGGCGCCCTTGCTGGCGTATCTGCTGAGACGCAGCTCAACTATGAAAAGGGCTCGCGTAAGCCCGATTCGTCGTACCTTGAGGCAGTGGCCGCACATGGGGTTGATGTCGCCTATCTGCTAACTGGTCTACGTTCGTTGGACCCTTGCGCTGCCCCGCACCCAAACCCAGGACAAACGCTTGCCGAGCGGCTGCAACAGGAGCGCAAGCGGCTGGAGTTGACCGTGGGCCAGCTGGCAGACAAGTCGGGCGTTGATCGCCTGGCACTCCTGAAATTTGAAGAGGGCGAGTTCGCACCCGACGCCAAGGCGCTGCAGCAGCTGCACGCCGTGGGCGTGGATGTGGGCTATGTGCTGCTGTCGCTGCGTGCAGGCGGCGGTGGCGTCGAGGCTGGCGCACTGCCCAGCGATGCCCAGGCACTGCTGCAGCACTACCAGCAGGCCGACGAAGAGGCGCAGGCCGCGCTGCGCACGCTGGCCGCCCGCGTGGCGCGGGCCTGAATCACCAATTCGCGCAGCCGCCCGCGCGGCAGCAAGCGCGACTTTCACAGAGAGGGAAAACCATGGCAATGATGGCTTGCAAGCAATGCAAAAAAGAGGTCGAACGTACCGCAAAGCCATGCCCACATTGCGGCGCAACGAACCCCGCAGTTTCCACGAAGCAAACAATCCTCGGCCTCGCCTCACTTGCCGCAATCGTTGTTGCGGTCGCCGTTGCCTGCAGCGACAGCAGCACCCCCAAGAGCACAGAGGCTGCAGCGCCGGCACCAGCGACTGCTGCCAGCAGCACCCCACCCACTGCAGAGGTTCGCCCGAATTTTGGCTTTGACTCCCAAGAATTCCGCACACGTTTCAACGCAGTGGCCAAGGAGGTCGGCAAGGAGTGGCTGATTCAGCAGCCTTTGACGATCAATTCCGGCAGCAAGAAGGACACATGGACTCACACGGCTGCACAGACCCCAATGGTTGGCACTGTGGACAAGCAAAGCGGCAACCTTGAGTCAATCCTGGTCAGCGTGACTGGTGGCGACGATGCGAAGTCCCTGAAAGCATTTGCCGTCCTGCACATTGTTGCCAATGCACTTGCGGCCAATGCCAAAAAGGATGATGTCTCTGAGGCTCTGATGCGCGTAGTAAAGAAGGCCCTCGACAACCCTGGCGGGGACCGTGCAAGTGAGAACGTCGGAGGTGTCAGGATCTCTGCCGGCGCCGGCGAGGGAATGGGTCTGCTCGTGACGTACAGCCCTGCCAAGTAGCCATGTCCGTGCGAGGTCTAGCCTTTGCCCTGCTGCTGTTGAGCTGGTCCATGATGACCTTCGCCGCCAACTATCCCTGCAGCGGCCGCAAGGGCGGCGTGGCGCATTGCTCTGGTGCGCAGTTTGTGTGCAATGACGGCTCGATCAGCGGTAGCAAGCGCCACTGCAGCGCCGAGCTAGGCCAGTCATCACCGCGCGCACTGCTGGCGCCCAGCCGGGCCGGGGCATCAGCAGGCGACTGCTCATGCCGATCCGGTGGCGTATGCACCGGACCACGGGGTGGGCAGTACTGTATTTCTGACTCTGGGAAAAAGAGCTATTTGAAGCGTTGAGCCGCCTAAAACAAAGGCCCGCTGCGTGCGGGCTTTTTTTCGGGTCAATCGGCCTGCGCAGTCTGCAGGGCGGCCAGCACCTTGCGCTGGTCCAGGGCGCTGGCCGCGCCGGCCCTGAGCATGACCAGCTGGCCGGTTTGCAGGTTGCGCGCCAGCGCGCCGATTTCATGGCCGCGCTGCACGGTGCCCAGCATTTGCCAGCCCGGTAGCTCCACCCACTGATAGAGGCGCCACGGCCCCGCGGCGTCTACCGCCAGTTTTGCCCGCTGGCTCATGCCCGGCTGTACCAACCCAGCCGGACCACCTCGGCCACCTCGATGGGCGCCCCTTCCATCTCTGGTGTCTGCAGCTCGATGAAGTGCCCGTAATCGTTGCTGTAGCTGGCTCCCTTGGCGGTGCCCAGCAGCTGCCAGTCGCCGTACAGGCTTTCCTGATGCACCAGGCCCTGGGCGCCTGCCACGGGCACGGCCTGTAGGGCGCGGGGGGCGGCGGCGTTGTTGGTCGCGGCGTACTGCACGCCATGCATGCCCGGCTCGGTCTGTTCTGCGGCCCAGATATAGGAAATTGCGGTCATTGTGGTTCTCTCTTGCCCCTCATTGCCGGGAGGCGCCGGGCGGGCTGAATGCCCTGTAGGTAATCAGGCGGCCAGCTTGCCCTTTTTCACGGCCTCGCGCAGCACGCTGTTGACACGCGATTGCCAGCCTGTGCCCGTGGCCTTGATGGCCGCCAGCACATCTGCGTCCACACGCATGGTCATGGACAGCTTGGGCTGCTCCAGCGGGGGGCGCCCACGCCGGGCCAGCGGTTGCATTTCGGCGAGCATGTCGCCCGTGATTTCCATGGTGTCCGGGTCTTGTTCGATGCCCCGGGCAATGGCGGCATCTTCGGCCGCCGTGGGCTGGATCAGCCCCACTTTCTTAGATTGCTTCATAAGCCTTGACCTCTCTGGAGTTTGCCTTGCGGAGACTGACGATTCGCATGGTCTGCCCGCGCTGCACGAACACCACAACGTACAGCCGTTGGCCGATGACGGTGAAGCCGATTTCACGTACTTCGCCGTAGTCCCGGCGCGCATCCGGCATGCACAGGACATTGCTCCATTCGATGTGGCCCGCCATCTCCAGCGAAACGCCGTGCTTGTCGATGTTGGCCTGGTTCTTGGCGGGGTCGAATTCGATGTCCATGGGAATTATTGTACTTACGATAATTCCCAGGTCAAGGCTTTTTTGTATGTACGTTAATTGTCGTCGTCGGGTACTTCCGTCGCCGCATCATCCGCATCATCCTGGGCCTGCGCGTCGCCATCGCCCTGGCGCTCCAGCTCGATCTGCGTGGTGAAGCCACCATCGCCCAGGGCGTGCTCCACGGACTTGACCAGCCAGCCCTCGCCGTCAATCTCGGGTTTGAAGCCCTCCACGGTCACGGCCGCCTGCGGCATGAGGTGGGGCCGGCCCAGGGCCAGGGCCAGGCTCAGGGTGGCGGCGCCACGGTCCACGCGCTGCATCTCCGATTGCGCGGCCTGGCGCGCGGCCTCGGCGCTGGCGAAGTTGTCTTTCAGCGTCTTGACGCTGCCCGTCTTGGTGCCCGCCAGCACGCCCCTGCGGCGGGCGCGCTTGCCGTCAGTCCAGTAGGCGCGCACCCCGGTGTAGTTGGTGCGGTCTGCGGTGTGCCATCGGTGTTGGTCGCCCGATTCGCGCGTGATGTGCACGGGGGCAATGGGCTGGCCGCTGGCGTTGGTCCTGCTGTTGGTGCGCAGAAAGATCAGCTGCCCCTTTTTGACGGTGGCCACGGCGTCGTGCTGGCGTGCCAGGCGGGACAGAAAATGCAGGTCCGATTCGTTGGTCTGGTCGATGTGCTGCACCTTGCGCTCGGCCAGCTCAGGGGCAATGCGCGCCGGCAGGCTGTTGCGCGCGGCAATGTCTTGGACCACGGCGCCCACGGTGCTGTCGTTCCAGCTGTGGCTGGCACGCTCGCGCAGGCTCTTGGCCATGTCCGCGCTGCGGGCGCGCACGCTGATGCGGTCGGGGCTGCCGCCGTGCTCCACCTCATCCACCACAAAGCTGCCCTTGTCCACCAGACCCTCGTGCAGCCAGCCCAGGCGAATGGAGATGGTTGCACCCTTGGGCGGGATGGCCATGCGGCCGTCTGCGTCGTCCAGGGTCAGATCCAGCTGGTCGGCCTCTTCGCCGCGGCTTTCGCGCAGGCGCAATTCGATCAGTCGTTTGCCCACCTTGGGCGTGATGTTGACGCCGTTGATAGTGAGCTGATAGTCCGGCTGCTGGTAGGCGCCAGTGGCCTGGTTTTCGGTTGCCGCCATCACATCCACCAATCCCAGAAGTCGCCATCGTCCCAATCACCGCCGCCCGTGCCGCCATCGCTGCCGCCGCTGGGGTCGGCCTGGGCGTCGTCCACGCGGGCCAGCTCCACGCTGAAATCAATGCGGCGGGGCAGGCCTTCCTTCACGAACACGCTGCCGTTTTCGCTCAGGCGCTGGATGACCCAGGCGCCCAGGTTGTCCCCGGCCCCGTTGACCATGGCGTATGCGCTGCCGGCGTCGGCCATCTTGCGCAGTTCGTCCAGGGTCTTGCGGCCGCCACGGAATTCTGGAACGAACAGTCCGGTAAACGTGATGGTGTCATCGCCCTGGCCCACGTACTGGCGCGCCGGCCGGGCGCCCACGCGGCTGTTGCTGGGGTGGCGCCAGTCGGTTGCGCGCTGCATCTCTTGATACGCGACGGTATCCAGGCCAAACACGAATTGGCCCAGGGTCATCATTGGCATGGTTGGGCTCCTTTATCCCTCGGTGTCGCTGAGCTGGCTGAGCACGCGGGACTTGTTGGCGCGGTCGCGCTTGTCCAGCTCAGCCGCCACGGCGCGGGCTATGTCCTTGGGGTCCATGCCGGGCGCGGCATGAATGTTGATGATGGTGGGGCCGCTGGGCGCCGCCATGGGCGCGCCCGCGCCGGCCGCAGTGCCACGCCCCAGGGCGCTGCCGCTGGGTGCCATCAGCGGCGCGGGCGCGTGATGGGCATGGCCTGGGCAGCGGCCAGCGCATCGGTGCCGGCAGCGGCCATGGGTGCGGCGGTGACGCCGGCCAGGCCCACGGCAGCCGCTGCGGCCAGGCCCTGGCCCTTCTGGATGCCCAGGGCTGCGCCCTCGGACACCCAGCCGCCGTATTCCATGAACACGCGCGAGGGGCTGGCAATGCCCAGCGTTTCCTTGAACCACTGGCCCACCGATGTGGCGGCACCCACCACGGTGTCTTTCAAGGCAGAGAGCTTGGCCGTTACACCACCAATCAGCCCATCAATCATCTGCCCGCCAATGGTTGCGAAGTTCCCTGCCATTTCCCACAGGTTGGCGAATAGCGCCTTCGCACCGGCTTTGATTTCTTCCCAACGGGTGATGACCAGATATGCCGCAGCAGCCAGGCCAACCAGAGCCAGAATGACGATGCCAATGGGGTTTGCGGCCAGGGCGGCATTCATGAGCCACTGTGCACCCGCGAATGCTTTGCTTGCCATGGCAGCAGTTCGCATGATGACGGTGCCCGCAACCATGGCCCCAGAGTGCAGTATCCAGGCTGCACGCACCGCCACGAGAATGCCGCGCATCCCCAGGATGGCGCCCTTGAGCAGAGCGAATCCGTAGCCCGCAGCGATGGCCACCACCTTGCCCAGCACGAGCGCCGCGACGAACAGAACAATGCCGCGCGTGACACCGGGATAGGCCTGGGTGAGCGCAGACAGGCGCTCCATCCATGGGGCCAACAGGGTCAGCCCGTCATTGAGCGCCGGCAGCAGCATGTTGCCAATGGAGATGCCCATGGCCGCCGCCTGGTTGCTGGCCAGTTTCAGGCGGTTGGCGGTGGTCGCTGCGCGCTTTTCGTACTCGGCATTCACGGCGCCGCCGTACTTGCTTTCGTCCGTGACCTTCTCAAAGTTTTCCTTCAAGGTGTCCAGCTGACTGAGCAGGGGTGCAATGGCCTTGATGGATTCCTTGCCGAAGAGCGTTTGCAGGGCGGCGGCCTGCTGGTATTTCTCCAGCCCGCGCACCTTGTCGAAGACGTTCATCATCGTGGCCGTGGCGTCCTGCTGCATGCTCTTGGCCACTTCGGTGGCGTCCAGGCCCAGGGCCTGCAGGCCCTCGCGCTGGCTCTTGGTGGCGCTTTCGCCGGCCACCAGGGCGAGCATCAGATTCTGGATGCCGGTGGACGCAACCTCTTCCTGCACGCCCATGCCGGCCAGGGTAGAGCCCAGGGCCGCCATGCCCCCGGCCGCCACGCCGGCCACGCCGCCCAGCGGACCCACGCGCGTGACGATACCAAGGATCTGCTTTTCATTGGCCGCGCCCGTGTTGCCCAGCAGGTTGATTTTGTCGGTGAGGGTGGCCACCTCGGGAACGGTCATGCCGAAGGCGGATTTCATCTTTGCCATGGCCTCGCCCGATTCCTCGGCCGTCATGTTGAAGGCCGTGCCCATCTTCACGGCGTGCTCCACAAAGCCCACCCCGCCCTCGCCACCCAGCAGCTGCTTTTCGTCCAGGCCGGACTGGCCGCCGAGGGCCATGATTTGCGCGATGTCCTTGGCCGCCATGGGCAGGCGCTTGGACAGGTCAATGGCGCTTTGGGACATGCGCTCCAGGCCGCTTTTGTCCAGGTCCATGACCTTGTCCACATCGGCCATGGACGACTCGAAGTCAACGGCCATCTTCAAGGGCGCGGCCAGGGATGCGGCCATGGCGGCGCCGTCAAACAGGGCGCCACGCGCATCGCCCCGGGCGGCCTTGTTGGCGTCCACGGCCGCGCGGTGCTTGTTGGTCAGCTCCTGCGCCTTGCGTTGGCGCTCCAGGGCCTTGGTGGTGCGGTCGATGGCCTCGCGCAGCTTGCCTTCTGCCTGGGCCGCATTGGTAATGCCCATTTCAGCCAGGCCGGCGCGCAGGCGTTTGGTCTGGTCAATCTGCCGCTGATAGGTGGCCGCGAGCTTTTGCACTGCGTCGCCAGCGGCGCGATACTGCCCGCCTGCGGCCTTGGCCGCCTCGCCGCCCTTGAGCATTTCCGCCACCAGCGCAGCCTTGGCCGTGCGCGCGGCCTGCAGTTTGGCCTGCGTTTCGCGCAGGCTGGCCTGCATGGCGTTGGCCTTGCCCACGGCGGCCTGCTGCTGCTGGAGCTTGCGCAGCACGTCCTGGGTGCTGCTCACATCCGTGTTCAGCGCACGGGCGCCCGCGCTATGCGCTTGAGCGGGGCCGAAACCCGGTCGGCCAGGTCCAGCAGCACCTGCAGCTTGAGCTTATCCATGCTTGTTCATCTGTTGATAGCGGTCTGCAGCCAGGGCGCGCCAGTGCATCAGCTCGGCCAGGTCCATGGGGTCCATGTCGGCCGCCGCCAGTGGAAGATGGCGGCCACGTCGCCATGGCGTCCTCTACGCGCCCAGGGATTCCATGGCCATCGCCTGATTGGCCTTGGCCGTCTCCAGCTGCTTGGATGGCACCAAAAATTGACCACCTCCGAAGCGCAGGCCACCAGGTCCACGGGGTCCATGGCCGCCACGTCTTCCCGCGTGAGGGTGGGGGTGGTGATGCGCGGCAGCAGCAGCATGACGGACTCGGCACGCAGGGTCAGCAGCTCGGCCAGGTTGATGCCGCGCAGTGCGCCGGCCAGGGGCTTGCGCAGCGTTACCACGTCGATGACGCCGCCGCCGCGCGGGATCGGTGTTTCCAGCGTGACGTTGACCTGCACGGTCTTGGCGCTGGGAGTGGTGTCGGTGGTCTTGGCTTGGGTGTCCATAGGTGCCTCGGTGGTTTGGTTGTGAAGAAAAAAGCGCCGGCCAAGGTAGTGGCCCAGGCCGGCGCGAAGGGCCGTTTCCCATGCGGCCGGAGACAGACGAGAGGGGAGGGGGAAAACTGTTTGCGGGTGCGGGCCGTCAGATGCCCAGGGCGGTGCGGGTCTGGGCCATGCGGTCCTCGCCGTGGACCTTCTCGACCAGGTTCACGAAGTCGATTTCAAGGATGGTTTCGCCGTCGATCACTTCCTTGTAGTAGCTCAGGCTGTACTTGAAGGTCTGCTCCACCATGTCTCCAGCCTTGGAGCTGCCGGGGTCGCGCTCGGTCAGGCGCCCGCGCATGACGACTTCGACGGCCTGCACGCCCTCGCTGTCATCGGTCTGCAGGGCGCCGGCAAAACGCAGCATCACGGCATCGTGCTTGGCGGCGCCCCATTGCTTCATCAGGCCCTTCATGTAGCCGGCCGCCTTGAGCTCGGCTTCCATCTTGTCCTGGCCCATGTCCAGATCAACGGGGCCATTCATGCCACCGCCCCGGTATTCCTCCACCTTGCGGGTGAGGGTGGGCAGGGTGACTTCGGGCATTTCGCCCATGTAGTTCTCGCCGTCAATGAAGGTGGCGAAGTTCTTGAGTTTGCGGGGCAGTCCCATGGGTTGGATCTCCTGTGTGCTGGAATGCGGCCGTGCTTATTGGCCCGTGCCCACGCGCATGGCGAAGTCGCCGAAATACTTGTCGGTGATGCGCTGGCGAAAGCCAGATCCTCCAGCGGCGGCACGGGCGTGTAGTCGTAGTCAAGGACCAGCTTGCCGGCCTTGAGCGCTTCGGTGGTGTTGACTTCGGCGTCAAACCAGGCGCGGCCGTCGAGGATGTAGCCCAGGGCCTTGAGTTCGCGGAACTTGGCATTGATGCCTTCCACGATGTCTTTCACCATGCTGGGGTGCATGGGCTTGTCAACAAAGGCGAAATGACCTTCTGCCATGGTGTCGGCCAGCACCTGGGCGGTACGCACGCTGGACTCGAAGCGGAACAGTTCGTCCGTGCTGCAGGTGCGCGATCCCCAGAAGCGATAGCCCTGGGAATTGATCAGCGTGGTGACGTTGCCCTCATTGAGCAGGTTCGCGTCCGTCTCCGAGCTTTGCAGGTCGAAATACACGTCCTTGCTGATGCCCACCGGGCCATTGAGCGGCACGTTGGAGAGGGTCTTGTGCCAACCCTGCTCCACGTCGATGCGGGCGCGCAGCCCCATCGCATAGGCCACGGCCGGCGCATTGATGGCCTTGTTTGCCGTGGTGTTCCACGCTTTGAAGTCGGGCCAGATGACCATGGTTTCCCGGGCGCGAAACTCCCTGCATACGCCAGGGCCTCGCTCACATCGTCGGCGCCGTGGGCCTGCACGTAGGCCATGGCGCGCAGCTGGATGGCGGCGGCCGTGAGGGCATCGGCCACGGGCTTGGTGTCCAGGCCCGGGGCTCCCAGGATGCGCGGCTTGACGCCCAGGTGCTGCTGCGCGGTGATCAGCGCCTGAATGCCGGAGCGCTTGCCGGCCACGTTTTCGCCAATGACCAGGCTGGTCTGGTCAGCCTCGATGGCTTCGGCTGTTTCGCCCGCGCACGGGCACGCGCACGATGACCAGCACGGGGCGGGACTGGTCCTTGATGAGCTTCAAGGCCTCGGGCAGCGTGCCCTTGGTGCCCGCCTTGTCCAGCGCTTTCTCGATGTTGGTGAAGAGGACAGGGGTATCGAAGGGGAAGGCATCGTCATCGGCTTCGGGGCCGGTGGCCACCAGGCCGATGACGGCTGTGGAGACGATGCGCAGCGTGGTGGTCCCGGTGTTGACTTCCGAGACGCGCACGCCGTGGTGGTAGCCGGCGAGTGACATGGTGATGGGCTCCTGCAGGGGTTCGGTGGGTGTGCGGTGTGTGTCTGCATGTTCCCCCGCCCGCGCGTAGGCGGCCAGCGATAGGGCCGGTGCGAGCCGGTGCTACCCCAAAGACAAAGCCCGCCGAGTGGCGGGCTTGCGGTGGTGGCACGGTTGGCGCGGCCAGGTCAGGCCGGCAGTTCGTCGGGGCGCGGCGGCGTGTCCGTGATCTGCAGCGCGCGGCCGTCTGCGATCAGGCCCACGGTTTCCAGCAGCTGCACGCCGGCCGCCACGTCCGGGTCGTCCAAGTCGATGAAGCTGGCCAGCTCCTGGTCCTTCAACGTGCTGCGCAGCTGGGCGGCCTGCTGGCGTTCGCCGCTGGTGGCATCGGCGCGGTCCACGGCGGCCCATTCGATGGCGGCGCGCTCGGTGGCGGTGAAGCGGCGGCGGAAGGCCAGCGGGGTGATATGGCGGTGGATCTGCGGCGCAGGCAGCTCCTGCTGCTCGGCCAGGCGCCAGCGGCCGGGGTACAGGGCCTGGGCTGCGGCCTCGTCGGCCACGATCGTGTTTTCCACGGTGCCTGCGGCGGTCATGATTTCAATGGTCGGCATGGCTATACCAGTCGTTTGAAAAGTCGGATGTAACCCAGGCCATCGCCCCCATTGCGGGCTCCGGTGTCTCCCCGGCCCGCCGAGGCGCCACGGCCTGGGGCGCTTTTGGTGGACGTGTCGGTGCTGCCGCTTCCGCCCGCGAACATGCCAGACAGGGCCGAATTGTTGGGGGCGCCCACGCCCGGGTCGCCAGCCGCGCCACCGAACAGGGTGATATCCCAGGGCCAGACGTAGGCGCCACGGGGCTGGCCATCCACGCCACCGGCCAGCGCCACGGCGTGGTCCCTGTGGATGTATTGAGGTTGTAGGTTTTGCCGCCCAGATCCACCGCCGCGCCTGCCATGGGGGCCACGCCGCCGCCCATGGGTTGCCGGCCGCGCAGCCAGAAGTCTGCACCGGCCACGGTGGCCGCGACGGGGCTGCGCGCCGTGGGGCTGGCTGGCCCCGCATCGCCGCCCTGGCAGGTCATTAGCGTTGCGCCGTTCTGGCGCACAAGGGTGGTGCCGCCGGCAGGGGCGGGCGAGCCATCGGCCGAAGCCACGCCACCGCCCGCGCCAATCACAAAATCGATCACGTCACCCGCACGCACGGCCACCATCTTCACGCCCCAGGGCGCAGAGTTGCCGGGCGCGGCCGAGCGGCTACCGCCCGCGCCGCCGCCCATGCCGGTGAGGATGGCCCAGCCGTCATCCACCACGGTATAGCCGGCCGTGGCAGTGACCATTTCGGCACGCACCATGAGGCGCATGCCTGAGTCGCCCAGCAATTCGTCCAGATTGCGCATGCTCAGCCCTTTGTCAAAGTCCAGTTGTTGCTGCCTGCGAATTCAAGGCGCACGCGCCAGGCGCGGGTGTTGAATTTCACATCGTCGGCCACGCCGTTGATGGTGTGCGCCGCGTTGCCCCGCAGCAGCGTGAAATTGCCGGTGCGCCAGTTGCCCGATGGGTCACGCAGCTCGATGCGGTCACCCACGGACGGCGCAGCCGGCAGGGGCCTGCTGAAAGCCGCATCCACACTGAGCGTGTATTCCACGCCCGCGCGCAGGGCCTGGCCGTTGGTCGAGCTGTTGGCCGTTTCCTGGCGCAGTCGGCGCAGCGCCGTTTCGCCCGTTTTGGCCTGGTCGGCGTTGGTGGAATCGGCAACCGCCTGCAGGTGCACGGATTTGCTGCTGATGTCCTGCTCCAGCTGCGCCAACTCCTGGTTGACCTGCTGCATGGCCGCCGTCAGGTTCTGCCCCGCCTGCTGCGCCACTTGGTCCAGCCCCTGCAGCGTGGCTTGCTCCAGCGCTTGGAGCGCATCGTTTGCGGCCTTGGTGTCGATGCTCAGGCCCATGCCGTGCACCACGCCGTCCAGCAGGCGCAGCGCCGCGCGCAGGCGCACCACGTCGAATTCCAGTTTGTTGTCATGGTGGGGCAGGGGCAGCTGCAGGTGCTCCGTGGTTTCCTCCACGGGCGGCAGATCGGTGTCGGTGTCTTCGGTCTGACTCATGGCTGGCCTTTACAGAATGGCGGCGCGCAGGTTGTGCACCTTGGGCCGCGCCGTGCTGGTACCGGTGAGCGTGAGGCGCAGGCGCAGGCCCGTGCCGTTGACGCCCTGCAGGCGGTGGGTCATTTCGATGATGCCGGCCGTCTGCGGGCTGCTGGATGCAAAGGGCACGATCTGCCAGGCGCTGTTGCCGGCGATCTGCGCATGCACGGCCACGGCGGCGCCGGGCGGTATGTCTCCCTCGAAGATGACGCGCAGATCCGTGCCGCCTGCGGTGGCGATCACGGGGGTGATGTAGTCGCCACTGTCCAGCAGACTGCCCACGGCCAGGGCGGGCGCGGGCTCCAGCACGGGGCCCAGGCCGCTGCTGCCTACGCGCAGGGTTGCCTTCACGGTCACATCCCCGGTATGGGGCGTGTCCAGGCGCACGGGCTGGCCGGAGTCCGCGGCGATGCTGCGGGCCACGGCGCCGCTGCCGTCCAGCAGCTCGATGGCGTAGCCAATGCGGGCGCCGGCATCGGGCTGCTGTGCGCCGGCATTGACCAGCAGCATGGTGGCGCGGTCCACGGCCTGAGTGCCCAGCGTGACGGTTTTGCTGCTGGCCGTGTACTGCACGGCCAGCATGTCAAAGCGCAGCATGCGGTTGCTGTGGCGCGTGACGATGCCCGATGCGTTGACTTCCAGCAGCTGGCCCACGTCTGCGGCCGGCGCCGTGATCCAGCCGCCTGCAATGCCCGCCTCGCCCACCTGAGCGACGGCCAGCGCGGTGGTGGTGTCTGCCGCGCTGACGCAGATGGCATAGCTGGTGCGCGCCTGCAGCAGCACCGGCGCTGCCAGCAGCACGCGCGTGGCCGTTCCATCGGTCTTGATCTGGCCCATCTCCAGGCGCTGCTGGGCCTGGGCCGGTGCGGGCAGGCCTGCATCATCCAGCGGCCCCAGGGTGACGATGACGGGGCCGCCCGCTGCCGTGAAGTACAGATCCAGGGCCGCGCATTGCTGCGCCGCCTGCGGCGTGGTGATCTGGATGAGGGTGCTATACGACATAGGTGATGGTTTCCGAAGAGCTGCCCCGGGCGTTGTAGTAAGTGGAGTACATGCCATCGACGCGCAGGCGCAGCGCTGCACTGCCGACAAATTGCGCGGTGCCGCTGCTGCCGTAGTCGCCCGTAGCCTTGACAGCCTTGGCCCCCACGGGGATGCCGCTGGGGATGGTGAAGCGCCCGGCCAGCACGCCCGCTGCGTTGGCCACCAGGGTGCCGCCCGCCTGGGGGCTGGCCACCACGGTCTGCCCGTCGAATTGCAGCAGCTTGAGCGGCTCGCCTGCGTTGAATCCGGCGATGCTGAATTGCACCTCGATGCTGCGCATGGTGAGGCCGCTGGTGTCGATCAGGGCCGGGTCTATTTGCTGGGCGTACTGCTCGGCCAGCGTGCCGGTTTTCTCCATGGGAATGCCGATATAGGCGCCCGTGACCCAGACGGGATAGGCCAATTCCTTGGGGTGCTCCCAGCGGTCGCGGTCCGGGGTCAGCGTGATGGTGGCGGGCAGGGCGCCGGGGGTCGGCGTGCCGGTGATGACCATGGCGCGGCTGTAGCCGGTTTGGCTGATGGTCTTGGCTAGGGTGTAGTCCAGGCCCTGGCTGGTCTTGCCGTCGCCCAGGGTGTGGGCGTCCTCGGCCTCGTACAGCTGCAGCGCGCGGCCCGCGATCATGGCCGTCTGCGGCATACCCTGGTCGCGCATGCTGTTGTCGATCATGGGATCTGCGAAGTAGCCTTTTTTGAGCCCGCTGTATCGGCCGTTGATGTCCA